CTCCGATCCGATGGCGGCTTTGAAAGTGCCTGTCACTTTGAAAGCTGGTTATGGGGTTTTGTCTAAGGGTGCGGCTCTTGCTCTTGATTTATCCGCAGGTAGTTCGGGCTTGCTTGTTCCTTACAGTCCGACCACATTTGCGGCATCTGCTTCCGAGTATATTACAGGTCGTGCTTATCTTGTAGCTGATGTTGGTTCCGCTGCCAATGTTATTTATGTCGGCAAGGATGATGGTTACAAGTTTGTTGTTGGTGATGATCTTATCATCAATGACAATGCAACTGCGGCTGAAAACCTCGGAGCAATCACGGCAATTGATACCACCACGTATAGTCACATGACAAAAATAACAACTACCACCACTACAAGTGGGACTTTCGAGACTTCTGCTTATGGTTATGTGATTGTCGAGGCGGGTACTTCTGGCAATAACTATTCGGATTGTGTTGGCATTCTTGAGAAATCCGTTGATACAGGTGTAGGTTCTAAGGCAAAAGGCGCTGTGGCGACTATGATCCTTGGGAACTGTGTTCTGTACGAAGGTGTTCTTCTCAACATGGATGCTGCTGCGAAAACCGATATTAGCGCGGCCTCTTTTGGCCAGTACCTGTACATCAGGTAAATTTAATAGAAAGGGGGTGAAAACATTATGCGTGGAACTTCTGATATACCTCTCTTGCGCCACGAAGTTTTGCAAGAATTTGTCGAAAAGTATAAGGCTCCTCCGAGTCTTATTTTGAATAACATGTTCCCCAGCCGAAATGCTGAGTCTTCCACGATCAAATGGGAGAGTCAACGTGGAGGTCGCGGTATGACTCCGTTTGTGCCGCCTGGAGCCCCTGCTCCTGTTTCCGCAGGATATGGGGTGGCACAGCACAGCGCCGAAGCTGCGTACTGGAAAGAAAAACGCTATTTTGATGAGGAAGTCCTCAACAATCTGCGGAAACCAGGAACAGACGCACGGCATTGGCGTGCTGCTGAAATCGTTGCTGAAAATCTGGCAGATATCATGAACCGTTCCGCTCGTAGGAAAGAGTGGATGTTCTGTCAGATGCTTTTTAATGGCTCTTTCACTTATCAGATCAAAGGCGGCTATCAAGTTACTGTTGACTACAAAGTACCTTCTGATCATCAGGTTACACTTGCTTCTGCTTACAACTGGGATAGTGGAGGAAGCAAAAACATTCTCAGCGACATCAAGAATGCCAAGTTGAAAATTGCCGAAGCCTGTGGGGGAAAGATCGACTACATGTTTATCAACTCCAAAGGTCTTAATGTTCTAGGCAATGATACAACCATCCGACAGCTCCTGCAAAAAAGTTATTATGGGGATGGTTCGTATATGGCAAGTGCAGGCATCAACGATCTGGCTTTAGTCAATGCCGATGTGCTTACTTCTTTGTTTGGTATCAAAAACATCGTGATCTACGATGAAATGTACGAAGCAAAGGCCTGGTTGACTGCTGCTGTAACGGGTGGATCGACTACATGGCTTTCGGTAAGCGATGCTTCTGATTTCGAGGCAAACGAGAAAATCTGGCTGTATGATGCTTCGGAAGCAGACGATAATTACGAAACTCGTATTATCTTTTCCGTTGATAAGACGAACAACCGCATTCAGATCGAATACCCTCCGACCAATTCTTACAAGGCCGGGGAAGACTTCGTTATGATGCAGAAGTACTTTGTCCCGAATGACAAAGTTGCGTTTATGGCTTCGTCCGTTGAAGGCAAGCCCGTTGCGCGTTATTACAATGCTCCGTTTGGTCTTGGTCGTCATTATGGCCGCTATACGGATAAGAAAGATGAGTGGGATCCTGAGGGAACCTGGATTCGTGTTCAGGACAAAGGTCTGCCTGTAATGTTGAATCGTGATGCGGTGTACACCATCGATTTCATGACTACAGCGGAACAGAGCATCACCACGACCAGCACGACTACTACGACAAGTAGCACCACTACTACTACTTCTGGCGGTTAATGAAGTAGTTTGAACGACAAACTTGGAGGACAATCGATATGACTATCGAAGAGGTTGAAGTTAAAAAAACTCTAATGTGTGGAAGCAATGTTTATTCAATTGGGAAATATGGCGGGAAGAATCGAAAGCCGATAACCCAGGATTTGATTGCAGAAGCACGGTCGGGTTCAGGAATCGTCAAGATTTTACATGAGTCGATTCCTGAACCTCCTCCAGTTATCAAGACCCCTAAAGGAATTGGCACTTCAACTTCTGCGGTTGGGACAGTTTCTGGGGGAGAAGATGACGTTATTGACAGGGAGAAATTGAAAAAAACAACTCAGCCGCCAAAGCCGAGTGAACCGCCTGCAAAGGCACCGAGAAAGAAGAAACCGAAGATTAAATTGCGAGGCAAGAAATGACGAAAATAGAGTTATCGATTATCCTTCAAAAACGTCTTCGCCAGATTTCGGATTATATTGTACCTGAAGATGTAACGGAAGCGATAGAAGATGCCGAAAGAGAAACGGGGTGGTCTTTGCCCGTTTCGGGATCTTTTAAAGAGTTTTGGATGATTAATCGATCTAAACGTCATATCTACGAAATTCTTCGGACTGGAAATGCTAACAAGTTTAAAGTTGAAGGGATTAACCTCCAGCATCGTTTTGACCATTTTCATAAGCTCATTCAAGAGATGGATGAGAAGTTTGAGGCGGCAGTAAAGGACAATCCAGCGGAGTTCGCTGGAGTAGATACGTTCAAAATGTTCGGCACGAAAGTGGATGCCGGTTTTGCGTATGACGAACATGGAAAGGATGTAACTTACGGAACAGACAATGTTGTAGTATTTACCCCAAAAGAGACTGACTAATGAGTATTGGTCCAGATATAAAAAGTACTCTTGAAGAAGTAGGATCTTCTTATACTATTCTTAGGGATAGTGGGAATATCACAGGAGAGTACACTTGGACGAAAGCGAATGCTCAAGTAACAAAACCATTCATTCGAGAGTTCTTTTTAGAAGGGTGGTTTTCTTACGATACGGAAGCAGTTGTTGGGGATATAGTCGAAATGAACATTTCGGGGAAAAAATTTTTGGTGATGAACAAAACCCCTGATCTGTTAGAAAATCAAATCTACCGTTATTCGGTAGTGCTTTACATGTGCAATATTGTTGCTGATGTGTTGCGCCCAACTGATCAAGAACCTGATGATCGGTGGAGGGTTACAACGCTATGGAGCACTATTGCATCGCAAATAAACTGCCTCATTACAACTCCTCTATACGGACACGAATTAACGCGGGAAGATGAGATAGGTCTTTTAGGAATTTCAGTCTATGAGATGTATGCTGCCACTTCCCTTGGAATTATAGCTTTAGATCGTATCCGTATCTCTTCAAATCAGTATTATAAGGTCGAAACGGTCAAGCCGTGGAGGTATGAAGGTGTAGATGTTTTTGAACTTCGTGAAGATACACGTGGAACAGAAACTACTACGTCTACGACAACCACTACCACGACGACGACCATATGATTAAAGTATCGATTGAACTAGATAAAAGAGACCTGACTAAGATCTTTTCAGCGACGAACAAAGTGGTGAACACCGTTCATATTGCTGCAAAAAGACTCCCTTATCGTATGGCTATCGAATACGCGGAGATGTTGCGAAGAAATATCTCGTCAGGAACAACACCGACATACCCTCCGTATCATCCTAAGTACGCTGAGTACAAATCAACAATGGTCGGTCATCTCAATCCCTGGATTTTATTTGGTGATGTGCTTGCTAATATTTCTGTTTTTAAACATGCAGATGGGTTTATGGGGGGAATTCCCGCAGGTCGGTTTGATCGAGGTGAAAAAGGGTGGTATGGTACGGGGAAACCGAGTGCGATTGCTGCTTACGCGAGGGCAAATGAGTTTGGTGAAGGTAACACACCCGCAAGACCGATTTTTAGACCCACATTTGCAAACTTTAAAGCCGGAAGTCTATCAAAATATCAAAAAGAAACTTACGAAGAAATCAAAAGGTGGTGGCGATGATGTATTCACCGTCTAATTACGTAATGAAGATTGAAGATATGTATGATGAATGTAGAAGATCCCATTTGGACCGTCTTAGCATTAAATGGGGCAAGTTCTCGCGTGAAATGAATCTCGATCTACAGACTGACATTTATAATGCAACAGACGCGAACCTACGAAGTCGGTACAACTTTGTTTTTGTATTTTGGATTGAGATGTCGAAATGTTTAAATCAATTCCTTCCCAATTTCAGTAGCGCACAAGTAGCGAAAGAACAAGCTTTGTCCAGAAACCCCGTAGGTTTTGATTTAGAAGAAGCTGATAAACTTAAAATGATTTTTGGTAGGACAAAATAATGGAAATTATAAACGTTTACCCAAAAGAATTGCACCTTAAATTAGAACTTTCGGAATCCGAGTTGAACAGTATCTTGGATTTTTTAAATAATTGTGAGGCGAAGTTAGACCTCAAAGATGAGAAACAACGAATAGCACACGATTTCGTGACAAAAGAGTTTTTTCCAGCACTTGATAAACTGAGCGAAGAAATCAAAAGGATGCGGTGATGGCTTTAGATGCTACTGCCAGAGAGACAAATTTCAGGGATAGTATGAGGCGGTATCTTTTTACAAGTCTCAAAACTACCGAGGGGTACAGCGTTTTCTTTCGTCAAGGGTTTACTTCGGTGAACATTATCGAAAGCAAGTCGGTAGATAAATGGATCATAATAACATTTGGGGCGATCAGTCTTGATACTATGTCCGAATCGATAGTTGAGATCCGTCCTTGCACCCGTGGAGACACTTCGCTTTTCAAACTTGCTCAAATGGTGGATAAAATTGTAGGGTATCTAACACCAGGTTCTGGTGATGGTATTACTCGAATCCCTTTTTATCAAAGCGCACCTGCTTCGGAAGACTGGGTTAGCATAGGAGGTATTGTTGTTCAGGATGTTGATGTTTCCGGCGATCTTGTAGCTGAGGATAACACTAACTTTAGGGTAATCACCATCAGGGTGAGGTTTGCGAGTAAAATATGAAAAAAGTCACGTTCTACAAATGCTCTCTTTGCGGTAAAAAGCTTATCGGGCGTAAACCGAATGGGATCTTTGTTTTTGTTTTTGCGGGACAAAATCCTCCACCGATTGTTTGTTTAGAAATATTTGGATCGATTAAAATGAAATGTATTAGACGTTCTTGCAGAAAGAAGAACTCTAATCATTGGAATGTTTTTAATTTCTTCCCTGAAGAAAGTAGTGCAATTGCAGAAAACCCAATCAGAGATAATCTGAATAAAAAACCTGCAAATCCGGCTAAACAAGAAATAACTATAATTGAAAAGAAAGGAGATACAGTATGACTACACGTTCTGGACCAGTTACCACCGATACCACCGCTATTGCGCTGGGTCTTGCTCAGGTACGAATTGCGCTTTCTACGTCTTATGTAGGACAGTCGAGAGCCATTTTGACAAGTACCAATAGTATCGGTGCGCTGGCAAACACAAAGTTCTCCGGTAATGCGGAGTTCTTTCGTCTGGAGTCCGGTTTCCCGTTGCAGGAAGATGCGATCTTTCCGTTGCGTGAATCCGCTATGCTTGAATGTTCTTTTAAGGAAATTACTCCCAAGAACCTCGCTAT